TCTACTTTTCCAGTATCATCCCTGAGATTTCTTGGGTCCCATAAATCAAACAAGTCATTATTAGTAAAAATTTCAGAAGTATTGTCTACTTTTCCAGTATCATCCCGAAGATTTCTTGGGTCCCATAAATCAAGCAAGTCATTATTAGTAAAAATTTCAGAAGTATTGTCTACATTGCCAAGGCTATCCCGAAGGTTCCTTGGGTCCCACAAATCAGCCAAGTCATTAATATTAAAAATATCTGACGTGTTATCTACAATACCGCTAAAATCACGCAAATTGCTTGGACTCCACAAATCTGCCAAAAAGTTTGTGTTGCTCAAAACATCTTTCAAGTTAGCAATATTGCCAACATCAAAAGAATCGGCGCCAATGATTGGAACTGTCAATGGACCAATGTCTCCGCCAAAAAAATTGCCGAAGTCTTCAAAATCAAAACTAATGCCTGACAAATCAAAGTCATCCATTTTCTTTCCCTTATGACCGAGTTACAGGACGGCCAAGTTTGTCAAGTCCAACATATCGACCTAACGCATCAAATCCGTAACTGAATGCTGGGGCCAAAACACCTGCGGCTGCGCCAAAACGCGGGTCTTGATTACGTAGGGCAGTTTGAGCCGCTCCCGACAATGCGCCCGTAACCATATTTGCAGGAAGTCCAGTTAATCCAGTCTGTTGCACGCCATAGTTTATCAGAGGGCCGGTAGCACCCATAACGCCACTTACAACTGGGTCAAAACCCGCCAATGAAGAAATACCAGCGCTTGTCAAACCGCCAGCAAGCGAATTGGCCAAAACATTTGGTGTGCCCGCTGGGAGTGCGTTTTTAATGGTGCCTGCAATTTCTGGGGAAATTAAATTAACGCCCAGATTCATCAATCCACTTTGAAGGCCCGGCAGTATTGGGTTGCCAGCCAAAGCGTTTCCAGCGGCATTGCTAGCCATAGAGGCCAATCCACCAACCACGCCCGGTTTTAGGGGCAAGCCAGCGATATCAACGTCACCTAATACATTGCCTGCATATCCACCAACCCCACCACTAATTGCACCAATAAGCGGGTCTCCGCCAAACAAAGCGCTTTTACCAGCGCCAAGAACTGCTCCACCAACAACCGGGGCATATGCTGTACCGGCGCCCAAGGCAGTGCCAACTTGAGTTGCAAAGCCCTGCATACCCGGAATAAGGGCTAGACCAATACCGGCAATCACTGGAAAGTACTTGCTCCAGAAATTTCCGCCGGTCGGAGTGAATGAAGACGTACCACCAGCAATGCGGTAACTGTCTTCGCCGGTCTTCTTAAGAATGACGTACTGACCGCCCTTCTTGCCACCGCTTGTGGTGACAATGTAGGTGTCATCTGTTCCGGGGGCCAATTTAGGCGCTGAACCGCCCTTGGCAATCTCTCGCAGGTCTGCAGTCGTGATGTCTTTGTCACCACGCAGTTTAGCCATGTCGTTGGCAAACTCAGTCCACTCTTTAACGCCCTTATCACTAAGGTCGGGCATCATGGACTTGATGTCTTCGGGTGCAACAATTCCATCAGCCAGACCTTGTGCGATAGCAGAGGCCATCTGCACAGAGACGCCAGTAGAAGTCTTGCCGTTTTTGGAGCCTTGGAATAGACCCCAGTCGTTTATGAGGTTAAGACCAAGGTTGAACTTATTGGTGGCCTCGTTAATAGCCTTTAGGTGGGTTGGGTCGTCTTTTGCAAGAGAGTCGTAGTTAACCCCGACAAGTTTGGTGCCAAGGTTGTAAACCCCAGAATTTGCCAATTCCTGAACAAGTTCTGGAGTTAATGGAATATTAACTTTAGCAACATCAGCAGGATTAGTACTATTTCTTAGCGTATCAATGTTTGATTGAATTGTTTTAATGCTTGTCTTTTTTTGTTCTTCTGGCGGAAGGCTATTAAAAACCTGTTGAGCGTTAACTTTCCAAAATCGTTGGTCTTCGGGCATATCTCCCAAAAACTCTTCTGCAGTTTTGGTATAGAAGTTTTTGTATACTTGGTCGCCCGGAAGGTATGCAGAGCCTCGATAGTCATTGGCCTGCTGTTGATAGTCATTGCGAACAGAGTCCGCCATTCCTTGGGCAGTCTTCTTATCAATACCGTTTGCAATAGCCGATTGATAAAGAATGTCAGCGGCACTGTTACCAGTTTTAATAATCTGGTTGTAGGCACCTTGTTCTTCTGTTGTGTATGCGTTTTTGCCTAAGAAGGTATCCGCAGCCCTCAATGCTTGATTCTTAACGGCTTGAGAAATTTGGGTCGCGGTTGCTTTGTCAGCACCCTTTGTAATTGCGTCTTGATAAGCCTTATCTGCTGCGGTAGACGCATCAGCAACCATTTGGTTATATTTTGCTTTTTCTTCAGGTGTATAAGAACTGCGAGAAAATTCTTTATTAAGAGAAATCCCGTATTGGTCAAAATCCGCGGCGGTTGGGTCACGAACAATTCGGCCACCCGGAAGAATCAGGTCACCAGATGCAGTGACATAGGGCTGAGTAATGTCTTGCCCGGTATTAAATGCCGCGTATGGATTAGTTGTTTGTTGCGCATTTTGTCCATAAATTTGGCTAACTACATCATTGCCAACTGGGGCTGCTGCTCCCGTATACAGACTTTCACTTCTAACCCCAGTGGTTGGTTGGCCAAATATAGAGGCGTTAGCTTTAGGCGATACAGTAGGAGTTCCTTGAGGAGCAGTCAGGCCATACTGTTGATAGTCAGACACAATCGGATTGGTGATAACCCGACCATCTGACGTGTACATGGTGTCACCCACCACAGTTGCGGTAGGACCAAAGATTTGCGCTCCAGAAACAGTAGTGGTTGCTTCTGGAAGGTTGATGTTTAAAGGCGAACCCGGTGTGGCGTATCTATCAAGACCAGTCGGCGGAGCAACGTAATTAGATACGTTAATTGACGGCGCACTTGGGTCATATACAGGCGGCTTTGCTCCCGGAACATAGGGGCCATAAGCAGACGCGGGGGTGACAGGCGCGGCGGCAGACAATCCACCTACAGTAGATGGTTGCGCTTGATACGCCAGACTAGGATTTTTAGCTAAAAAAGCCTGCCCTTCAGGCGTGCTAAACCAAGGATGTCCAGCAGGCAAATACCCAGTATCATCAACTGAAGGCTGTCTCTTATCTTCTAGAGTCTGCTGCGGGTTACGCATTTGCGGGTCTTGCGTAACAGACAGCCCACCAAACGGCGTTGGAGATGGCGCGTTGGTAATGTTTAAATTTGCCCAAGACGGGCCATAAGAAACATCATCTATTGAGGTAATTCCAACAGGAGGCGCGAACGAAGAAGACGTGCCGGCATCAGGATAAGCATAAGATGTGGGGGCGAAAGGCGCCTGCGTAACAGACAGCCCTCCAAACGGCGCAGGGGGTGGCGCGTTAATGATGTTTATGTTTTCCGGAACCAAATAGGGTATTTCTGGAGCCAGATAAGGCATTTGGACAGGAGTTGGTGCTGAAATAGGCACATATGGCGCAGGAGGGGCGGCAACGTAGCCCATTCCAAATGGCGCCGTGTAGTTTCCTTGGGTTTGCGGAATGTAGCGGTCAAAAATGCCCATTATTAGCTTGCTCCAAAAGATGGCGCGTTAACTGCGTTGACTACAGCCGCCGCCCAATCATGCCAGTCCTCATAAATGTAAGGCCCCGGCACTGCTTCATTGTTAAATACTTCAATGGCTTTTAACCCTGCCGCCCAACCTTTCCAGTTTTCTTCACCGGAAGGGATTTCTAGTTGTTGAGCTGCGTATAGCTCACACATCAGACAAGCCCAAGACTCAAATGTGTGATATCGCGGGTCATAAACGAGAGCTGGAGAGGCCATCTTAGTAACCCCGCACGTCGCCCACGTTGGCGTTCAGAAGGATTTTACCCGTCTGGTAAGTACCACCAACTACGTTGCTTACAAACTTCAAACGAAGTTCACGACGCTGCTCACGCATATCAATCTTATTGGTGTTGTCGTCAAAATAAAACGGCGCAGAAAACTCTGATTCTGCTTGAGCATACGGACGACCAATCACCTGACAATACATTTCACCTGACATCACAAAGTCAGGCTCTATCCGCTCGATGTGCAACCAATAATTGTCCCCAACGCCACCTTGAGTTGGGGCCGGAGAGTTATAAGGACCGCCAGATATCCAACCCAAGTCAGAGGTCGTAAAGAAACTCTCAATGGCAAGGACACCCTGTCCGACAATCTTGTCGGTACCAACCTCGTGCTGCCACAGAGTGGTTTTATTCGGCATGGTTTCAAACGAAGCCGTCACAGTGGCCGAGGCGGTCGCGGCAGCACTAAGTGTCACCGTGATATTCCCCGGGGTCGCGGATGGCGCTATAGCAACCACATACGTTCCTGAGGGTATTCCTGTCGCCACAACAAGCTGGCCATAACCAATCTGGTTGGTTGCAGCCATCTGAATGTTTGCGTTTAGATTTACAGTTGTAATAGACGCAGTGAAGATAGCTTCTTGAGTCGATAAGTCAGTTCCAGAATTAATTGGGAACCGAAAAACTTGCGAGAAGTACCCGGCGCTTCTTGTCGCCCCATCTGCAAATCCAGCGTCATACCAACAACCTTCACGGATGTTGTAGATGATGGCGTTGTTGCATTCCTCCGAAGTACCAGAAGGATAGAACCACCAAATCTCACCGTATCGAGGAACCTTCGTCGCCCATACTTTTTGACGCTGGTCGTAATTCAGATTGTCAAAGAAGTAGTTTTGGTTGAACTGATTCGGAATCTCTTTGACAACACCGTTGTATAACAGGAATCTATCAACACCGCACCAGTAATAAATTCCGTCATACTCAATCACAGACTGAGACGACAGGATTGAAGACTGCGTAGTAATGATGTCGTAGCGCCAGTAATTAGTAGGCGCAAAATTAGGCGTACCCGGCACCCCGAGGGTCTGTGGAGCCAGAGAGACGCGAATCAATGAATCAAGAGACCAGAACAATCCTGACGGCGAGTTAGAACCACCGCGAACAGGAAGGCCCTTAACAATCTTGTTGGATGCCACGTTAACTTCGTTGGCGTCTGGAGAGTTCCAGTCAAACGGGTCACCGCCAGCAGAGTTCTTGATAAGCCCGTTGTTACCGTAGACGAACACATACGGGTGAAGGACACACACACCACCTGAGACTTCAACCAAAGCTCCAGTCGGGCTGGGGCCGTTGATATCTCTCAAAGGGGTAGAAATAAGACTGTTTACAGGAAGAGCCTGAACAGCGGTGTCTGTGGTCGCATCAATCTGGGCAAGGTTCTGTCCGGGGTGAGCCAACAAAAGAGTCGTGCCACCAGTAACATCAAACTCAGCATCAAACTGCCAGAGATTCAAATCGCTCTGTATAAAGTCATTGTTGATGGTTGCAACCTTGATGCTAAATCCAGCCCCAGTCCCACCGATACTCGAGGCGGCAGCACTCAAAGTATTTCCGACCAAGTAATACACACCACCCGCAGTAATCGTTACCGAAGTGACTGCGTTGCCAGAGACAACAACGGTTGCCTTAGCTCCGCTTCCAGAACCGCCAGTTAAAGTGACGTTCGTATACGTACCGTTGGTATATGAAGAGCCACCAACCAAAGTGTTCAGGGTTAAGATTTGGCCGCCGAATACAACATTGTTAACGCCCGAGCCAACACCATTGTTGTCAATGGTTAAAACTTGAAGGCCATTGTTGTAGCCGTTGTAGATGGTATTCGTGCCATCCTCTGAGTTCACAAAGATGCCACGCGAGATACCATCAGTCTCGGTCGTGATAGCCCTAAACCCACCAATCTTTCTGGGGCGCCCACGCTGGAACCTGACCCATCGGCCATCAGTGTGGTAGTTCTTGTCGAAGTCAGTCCCGTCCCGCTGAATACCGGGCTGAGTATCAAGAGAAAAAACCTTTTTGGTCATGGGAACACGCCACCCGCAATGCCGCCAGTAAAGGTGCCAGTGCCCGGAACTGTCAGACCAGTGGCAGACAACGTGAACATATTCGCGCCCAGAATGGCGATGTTGAACTGACCACTGGTGGCACGATAAACACCAGTCGATGATTCGCTTGCAAACCTCAAAGAGGGTGAGCCAACACTACCGTTGGCCAAACTGACCGTAGAAATACCAGCCAGAATTGTGTTGGCATTTAACAAGTTAACTGAGTCGCAAATCAAGGTTGCCTGATTGCCGGCAGTAATTGTTGCCGTGTTTCCTAAACCGGTTGTAAGAGTTACGGTGTAGTTGCCAACACCGCCAACGGTTTCATTGATGATGTAATAGACCTGAACCGTTTGGGGAACGGTAATCGTGACGTTGCCAGACAAAGTGCCTGTGTACTTTTGAATGACGTTTGAGGCTTCAGTCGCGGTCAGCGTATACGACCCAGAGGTCACCGCTTTGGTCAATTGGGTAAAGTTGAACTGCGTCGATTTCCCTAGACCAACCGTATAGAACGCAGTACCGCTACAGACGATGATTGCGGAGTCAGAGGGCTGCAGAACGATAGACCCTGAGCCATCAATTAACTGCCCACCCGAAGTCGCAACAGTCAACGCACCAGTACCGCCGTTACGCAACAAGAAGAACCAGTTGTTTCCTAAGGTCGATGCGCTACTCAAAGTTACAGTGCCGGCGCCACCAGTCCAGACATAGGTCTGCGCACGATACGTTGCATCAGCCGTAGAGTTAGAGGAAAACGTCGTTACCGGGTGCGACTGGTTGAGCGTGGTCGTAACAGCGAGAAGACCATACCCCGCCAGAGTTGCCGAATCCGCACTCGAAGAGCCAACACCAAAGGCGATGTTTCCCCATGTTCCCTGCTCATTAGGGTTGGCCGTGATGTAGATGTACTTAGTCTCGCCCGGGGCAATCGTGATGATTGTGTTCGTGCCCGCATAATTTTTAACCGTGAATGAATTTGAACCGACGTTGCGAATCAACGCATCGTTACCGACCGAAGTCTGATTGGCAGGCGGCATCCACAAAGCAAGGTTCGCAGCTGTCGCGTTGACCTGCATGATGCGAGCCGCATAGTCATCGGTCGCATTGCCATTGATAGGCCACTGCAGTTGAGTGTTAGCCGTCAGCGTAATAGCACGGTAAGAAACGTCCGTAGGCTGGATGACGGTTCCGGTGAAAGGACTGTTATAGCTCATGATTAGGTATCCACAGCAATGGCTTGACGGTCCCCAGTACGCTGAACATCTTCGGCTTTCAGCGTTTGCATAATCAGGTCGTATTGCTGTTGCCACATCGGGGTGCGTTCATCGTTTTTGAGGAACGGCATCGCCTGCAACAAAGAGCCATACAACAATGCCTGTGGGGCATAAATGGTGAACCAGTTAGTCTGGTTAGAAGAATCCAGCGGTTGAATCCGCTCGTAGTACAACACCTCAAACGTGTAGTCATCATCAGGGGTCGGCGCTACCAGCCAATGCGAGTAGTCATAATCCGCATAAAACTGGGGAACCCCGGTTTGAGACGCATCCGGCCAATACTCCCGAAGGTATTCATACTTGCGCAACAAGACAGGTTGACGAACCCCAGCAACGGTTACGTTCATTGATACAGTCTTGTGCCACCGGGCAGGCTTGTTAATGATTGCCTCAGTCGAAACCATCGTGCTCTCTTGAACAGTCATGTTGCCAAGGAACTTGATTTGGCTAGCAATAACTTGTTCCGCCAACATAATGAAGGTCGGAATCTTTTCTAGAGTTGCAGTATCAGTGCGCTCTAGATATGAAGAAATGTCTGCGACCAAAGAATCGTAGGTCATAACAGCCGCTACGGTCATCACCAGCTCCTATATTTGGCAGTCTTCTTGGCTATCTTCTCAGGTTGAGATACAAACTGCTTGCCCTGAGCCTTTCCCTCGCGTTTAGCTTGAGTGGTCGCCGCGTACTCAGCAGACGACAAAGACTGAATTGCTTTCTTCGGCAGATACCGCTCACCAGTGGCCTCAGAGCCTTGCGTAGACGGCTTTCCTGACTTGGTGCCCCAATCCTGTTTAGACCACTGAGACAGGCTGTTATCGGCCTTCTTAGGGCCTTTATAACCGCCGCCAGAGGACTTGTACTTCTGGGTGGCTAGTTGAGATTTGCGGGCGCTCCATTCCCCCGGAGAGCCGCCTTTTCCAGAAGCCTTAACGGAAGCAACGATGCGCTTCCATTTGCTCGGGTCACTCTTGACTGCGCTGCTCATGAATCACCTCGTAGGCTTGTCGGCAGGCGTCGTAGGCAGCTTGAAGCCTTGCTGCGTCGGCAGCGTACCCAGCAAGAAATTCTGCATCTCCCCTTGCCAGTCCCTCACCCGTACATCCCACACTACTTCCGGAATCGTTGGGCACTGGGTCTTGACGGGCTTCGGGGCGCTTGCGCAGGCTGTCAATGAGAGCGTTGTAGCGAAAAGTAGCAGTTTGGTTCGCATTGATTTTTTCCCTTTGAATCTTGTTAACCCGAGCCTGCATATCGCGCTCAATCTGTCGAGCCTTCTCAGCCTCAGCCTGAAGCTGTCTTTCCATCACAATCTTTTCGGCGTCCCACTTGTGCTGAACACTATCTTTGCCGGCGTTGTAGCCTTTCAAAAACGAAAGGCCGAGCATCACAAGCCCGGCCAGTCCACCCAACACCCAACGATTCATCAAGAACCCAAGCATTTTTTATATTCCTGTTGCCTGCGTTTTGTTAAACCCGGTAAAGGGCGACCATTGAACTTGTCCCACCTCAAAATACCTTCACAAGCACCAGAATAATCTCCGGCATTCAACTTTTTGGTTATTTCGCTTTTACAAAAAGCACCTTGGCCGATATTGTAAGTCAACGAAACATATGCATCAAATTCATATTGATACATAGGAACCGGCGCACATTTCCTCACTGATTTCTCAAATTTGTTCGCGTCTCTAAGAAGAGTGACCAATGCCCTTTCGGGGGTAGTCTTGTCTCCCATCTCAACGCCTTCAGTAGTTCCAAACCCAATCGTGGGCACATCTCCTTTAACCGGCTCATACGCCTCGCCTCTATAGCCCTCATGCACCGCAATTCCAACCAGCGCAGCGGCAGACAAACTCAAGGCAGCAACCTGAATCCTCACACCAGACCCATCATCTTGGCGACATACATAGCCAGAATCCCAGCAGCGCCCCAGACAGCTGCGTAGACCCAGTTGGTGGCCATCGACTGTTTGCCGTCTTCTTTCTCTAAAGAATCCACGCGGCTATCAAGGCGCTCAATCAGATTAAAAATTCTCTCTTGAGCCTCGAGCATATTGGCCTGTCTCTCATCAATCAGAGCAAGTTTGGTCAATGCGTTCGCGACATCTCGCATGACGACTTTCATCTCACCCATGTCTTCGTGGAGAGATTCAACCTTGTGAGTCAACAAGGCCATTTCTGTTTCTTGAGACATCAGTCAAATCCTCGGAGTGTTTTCGCTAGTCGAGCGCGTTGCCCTAGTTTACCCGGAGCCTTCGCCGCCTTGTTAAGGGTCTTGGCAGGAATCTTCTTATCAGCAGGAACACCGAGTTGCTTCTTCAAAGCGCCGGGTTTAGAGATTGCCTTCTGAACCCACTTTTCTGACATGATTTACTCCGGTTTGTTAATTATTGCAGTAGATGTCTCTCTGTCCAGATTTAAAACACCATAGCAGCAGACATTCCAATCTTCACTATTTTCTTCTTTCTCACTAAACGAATCTACGTTTAGCTTGAAGTTTTTGACCAAATATTCTTTATCACCTTCAAATACACGCCACACGTGGTCCATTGTTCCACGTCCCGGTTGACCTCGACTCTTATTGAATCGGATGCGGTACTTGTTCATACAATCTCCGCAGCAGGCGCTTGGCACATCGTCGGAAAAGACGGTCTCAAACCAATATTAAAGTGAATAAATTTAATCGGCTCATCAGATTCATGCCTGCTAAAACTATGAGGCAACCAAGCATTTGTAAACATTAACAGACCGGGCTTGGGCGTAAAGTTAACGGCGTTGCTTGCGTAACTTACTTGGGACATGTCTTTTTCATTCCAAGAAATCATGGGCTTACCCGCACGGGGGTCGTGGAACACAACTTTTGAGCAGTTCTCGGGCGTTTCAAGAAAATAAAACCCGACTATCTGTGAGCCTGCGCCATGAACGTGTTGTTCCATAGCTGAATGTTTATAGTGTTCTTGGCAAAACATTTCAGAAAAATATGTCTCAAAACCGTCAAGTTTGTAGCCTTGCTCATTAAGCAAATTCATTGCGGTACCGCCAACATAATATTGAAACGGCAAAATTTCTTGGTTATCAAATAAATTACCAGTCATATGCACTGGATAAATTTCATTGAGTTCTTTTTTGCGAACCTCTACAAGAGCATCTTCCGCAACCTTGGATACTGATTCCAAAAATTCAGGTTTATCAATTTGATAAATAATGGTTGGAAAGTAAATGCTTGCATTGAGTAAATCTTGTTTAGAGGTTTCTTCTGCCGAGGACATGACTTTCCTTTATGTTGGTTGAGTCAGTTCAAGTTTGGCAGGGGGCGTAAACACAGTGCCATCGTAAGTCCAGCCAATGCCACAATCAACGCCATCAACATTGATAACTGTCATATTTTCTGGTGGTGTCCATTCCGTTTCACCATCCCACGAAATAATATTATCAATAATATTTTGATTATTAATAAGTGCGTATCGCATATTAAACTCCAGAATAAACTGTTACAACAACCCTACCGGCACCGCCCGCACCAGATGTTGCGCTATTCGTAGCCCCACCGCCTCCTCCGCCGGGTTGCACTCCTGTTCCTCCAAAAGAACCCGAACCTGTAGCCGAAGCACCGCCATTGCCACCATAAGAACTTACGCCTCCAGCCCCTGTGCTACAAGACCTTACGCCACCACCGCCGCCTCCGCCCCAAACAGAGCGAGCCCCCACTTTTACACTTGCGCAATTCAAACTACCACCTCCTCCACCACCTTTATAAAGACCGTCGATAGGATAATTCCAACTAGCGAAACTGCTGAGATAAAGCGCCCCAGACCCCTCAATAGGTACCCAACCACTTGCAGTGGATATTGAACGGAAACCAACGGGACCGCCGGGATTCGCGAAACTATCCCCAGAACTTAGTTGACCTCCACCGCCGCCACCCCAACCAACACAAGTGCCGCCAGAACGCCCACCCCCACCGCCATAAGCAGAAACACGAGAGCCAAAAGTTGTATTTCCACCTTGGCAACCACATGTAGCAGCCGTTACTGCAGCCCCTCCGGCACCGATTGTTACAGTTTCAGTAGCGGATAAACACGCAATAGAAATCCAACGATAATTATAGCCACCACCCCCACCACCGCCTGCCCCGTTGGAGAAGGCGCCGGTCGCACCCCCTGAACCACCCCCACCCCACGCTTGAATAAAAACTCGTGCAGTTGTTCCATAGCCTGATGGCTTAGTCCAAGTACCCGACGAATTAAATGTGCAAGTTTTAGCGGCTAAAGCACCACCACTTGGTGCAGAACTAACCCAAGTTGTGCCGTTAGAGGTAAGCACATTACCGTTGGTGCCCGGCGCAACAACTTGCAGGGCAGATGTTCCGTTGCCCAACAAAACATTATTACTTGTCAATGTTGTAGAACCAGTACCACCATTAGCAACTGGCAGAGCCGAGCCAGATAAACTTACTGCTAAAGTTCCACTAGTAGTAATTGGAGACCCAGTCACTGACAAAAATGCGGGAACTGTCATACCAACAGAAGTTACCGAGCCAGAGGACGCATTTGCCCAAGTGGGCGCACTTGAACCATTGCTTTGAAGGACTTGTCCGGCACTTCCGGCGGCAGTGAACGCGTATGCAGTACCAGTGCCATAGCTCACACCGCCAGCAGTTGGGGTTGCCGTAGCATTAGTGCCGCCATTTGCAATTGCAAGCGTTCCGGCCACCGTCACCGCGCCAGTCGTTGCGGTGTTAGGGGTCAGGCCAGTTGAACCAAAGCTAATAGACGAGACGTTAGTGACAGCAGCTTTAGTCGCAATCGTCTGAACTACGCCGGCATTGTCCTTATAAAATAACTTGCCGTCGGTGATGTTAATCGCCAGTTCCCCATTAGCAAGATTGCCTGAACTGGGTGCAGCGGATGCTGTTGTCGAGTAATACAGCTGAATGGGCGTATAGCCTGCCTGTGACATCAGAATGTCCCCCCTGAAATGCCACCAGTCACAGTCAAGACTCCGGTGGACGGATTAAACGTAAGTTTGGTTGATGTTACCTTCTGCGGAAGATTCCCAGTATTGGCGGTCACCCATGTTGGGTACATGGTTGAGTTGGTAGATGTATCGTCAGTGATTGCCGTGTTTGTAGCATTCGTAGCATTGGTGGCATTTGTCGCGTTAGTTGCGGTGCCCACAGACAAGGACGACTGGTTAGCCCACGTTGGCGAGCCCGTACCACCAGACAACAGAACTTGACTTGATGTCCCTGCGGCAGAGAACGCATAAGCCGTTCCAGTACCGTAAGGAACCGCCCCTGCCGTCGGAGTGGCGTTTGTGTTAGTACCGCCCTGTGCAATCGCTAGTTGCCCTGAAGTTACCTGTGACGCGGCAATCGCAATCGACGTATTAGTCGCTGAAGTAATCTGTCCCTGCGCGTTAATAGACAGCGCAGGAACGGTCGCCGCACCACCGTAGTTCCCCGAGGACACTCCAGTAGTGGCAATGTTGAACGTATACGCCGGGGACTCAGAAAGGCCAGTACCTGCCGTGTATGTAACTGACGAACCAAACTGCGAGAACACAATTGCCGTAGTGCCTACGGTGATGGGCAGCGGCGTCTGTTGAACCCACGACGTATTAGCTAGCGTCGCCCCAGCGGTAATTAGGAAGAAGTCACCGACGTCAATCTGGTTAACACCAGAGCCTGCGGTGTTGTAATCAGTAGCTCGAGTCAGAATAAATGGGTTTGACCCATCACCGACTTGAGTGACCGTATACACACCGTTATATGCCTGATTGGCTTGATTCTTAACAAGGATGCGGTTAGCAACAACAACAAGCGTGGCGTCTACAGACAGTGCTCCATTCGCCGTTGCTGTAAGGGTTGCACCAACACCTGATGAGCCGTTGTTGTATGTACACGAAGGCAGGGCCGCAGCGGTAGCCAATCGACAGGCTTGGTGGAAGTTAATCCCCGTTGCGATTGAGTCCGCATATGTCTTGTTGACGATGTCATTGCCACTCGTCGGGGCAGTAGTGATTGTCCCCGTAGTCATTGTCACCGACGTGAACGTACCAGCTGCTGGAGTCGTGGCACCCACCGTGGTTCCATTAATTGCACCACCAGTTATGGCTACGTTGTTCGCGGCCTGCGTTGATATCGTGCCCAGACCAGTGATGTCAGTATTTGGTATGGTTGCCGAGGCCGTAAACGCGCTTGTACCAGAACCCTTGACGTATCCGGTCAGCGTTGTGGCACCTGTACCACCATTCGCTACATTGAGCGTGCCAGCGAGCGTTACAGCGCCCCCTGTGGCGGTGTTTGGCGTTAATCCAGTAGTCCCGGCCGAGAATGTAGTCACGCTAACCGAAGACAGCGTCGTCCACTGCGGGGCGGTCCCTGTTGAGGTTAATACCTGACCATTAGTCCCAATTGCAAGTTTGCTGAGTGCAGTGCCCGAGGCGTAGTAAACAATATCACCAGCTGTATACGAAGACTGCCCGGTACCACCATTTGTGGTGATTAGGGTGCCGGCAAACACAATCGTGCCTGATGCGGTAATTGGGCCACCAGAAGTCGTCAGGCCAGTAGTCCCACCAGTCACGTTTACCGACGTAACGCCACCACCTACCGAGATTGCACCCCAAGCATTGTTGGCGTAACCCTCAATGTTTGCCGTATCGGTGTTATATCGAATGGTTCCGTTCAGCGGAACACCGGCTCTCTGTACTGTCGTGCCATTGGGCACCACAACACCCTGATTCCCGGGGAATACTGCGTTGTCAGCAATGCTGATTGTCGGGTTATTGGAGACGCCGGTGCCATTAGCGACCGAAATTTGATTAGATGTCCCCGTAATTGACCGCTGAGTCAGCGTAGAGGGGTCAATAGCAACCACAAATCCGCCACCAGACAGGTTTGCAAGCGACAAAGGTGTGCCAGTAAGGCTAAAAACAGGGTTTCCAGAGGCCCCGTCGCCGTTTGTGACCGACAAACCACTGTTTGCGGTTGTTAACGTGCGGCTAACGACAGTCGTTAAGCCAGTTTTGACTGCAAAACCGTTGCCAGCGGTGTTAAGAGAGGCCGAAGCGCCCGTTAAAGACAAGAGAAGGCTGCTTTGGGCGCCGTTATCGGTCAATCCAAGGCCATTTCCAACCGAAAAGTACCGACTGTTGGCCAGACTAGGCTGATTGTTAAGCGTTAAAAAGGTCTGGGTGAGGCTTGGGCCTGATGTGATAGCACCAGTAGTGGTGCGAACAGTCACACCATTCTGAACAATGGGGACAAGCTCCGTTCCAGTTATTGTTCCTGCGGCTGGAAGTTGGGTAATAGTGACATTTGCCATCAGGTGCTCACTGTCAAATCGTCAAGGTTGCCGTTATTTTCCGGCGTCTGTGTATTTTGCTCCGGCGAAACAACATAGTTATTGTCACCGCCGGTTGTAATGCTATTCGGGTCTACAGCCACGTTTACATCAGGGCGAGGAAAGCGCAAATTAATGCGCTCAGTTTGCCTTGCCGGTAAGCGATATGGGTCTAACTCATCCTTACAACCTTCACTGCATACCTGCAAACCCGGGAAGTTTGTATCCGACGACAAATCCACATACGGGCGCTTCATTTTGCAACGGTCGCAGATTGCGATTGCAACAGAAGACAGGTTAGTGGTGTCAAGGAAGATAGGCATGATTACTTCGTATAAACGCTGATATTGGGCCGCAGGTAGATAGGCGACTTGTCGCGCTCTTCCTGTTCTGCTTCATACAGATACTGACCAGCCATCTTTTCCAGATAGCCAATACGGTCCATAGCAACCGATGGCAACTCAAGGCTCATGCGGTGAGACAGCATCATCACCACGGCCTCATACCATCGTTGCGGGATTTCTAGTTCATCAGTCAAAGCCCCAACGTCCATAATCTGCCGCGAGTACCACACCGTCATCTGAATGAACGGGTCATTAGGGACTGGCCACAGATACATTGACGGCTGAGGAATCGTGCGGTCAAACCAAAACTGATACGGCTGGTTGGCCGTAAAGTTCTGATTCGGCAGATTGGAGTAGTCATCGCGGTTCAAGCGAGACATCTGAATCAAGCGAGCATTGTTTCCGATGTACCACTCACGCAGAGCGAGAGTTGTTCCGTTGTATGCTCGGATTCTGTAGTACGGAACATTCTGGCCGGGGTCAATGTCGTGCCAAACCCACTCGTTGTTTACAACCTCAATGCTTCCCAAATCCAGCAGGGTGTTCCATGTAACGCCGTCCGACGAGTATTCATAAATGATTGACCACGTCGCAGTCCCCGAAGATACATACGGCAGGAAACCGATTGAGCCAGCGTATATCGGGTTGTTTAACCCATAGAAGACTTGGATGTTTCCGTTTGCTGTATTTTGTTGGCAATACGTATCGACGTTGCTGTCATATACGTTAGCCACCACGCCACCAGCAGAGGACGTATATTGCCCGCTAGGACGGTTCATGGTGCGATACAGGACGTTCAGAACGTCAATCGTGCCCAGAGGCAGGGAATAGATATATTGGTCCGCCTTGAGGCCAATAACCTTCTTATTGATGGCCCAGTAGTTGATGCCTAGATTTCCCAGATGCGACAGCAGGAAATACAGCGACTCTCGGGCAGAAAGCAGCTGTTCTGAAGTTAGCTCTTCTGCTAACTTCCCACATCGACGAGCACCATGGTCAATTAACTTTTGAACATTGATGACCGTGGTTCCGACCGTACCCGAGTAAGCCATTTGCTAATCTCCAAGTCACCAGCCCGGGCAATTCCAACGCCTCATTGACGCCCGTGCGCGACTTCCTTTTTCACTTTTCTCTGCAACCGGACCCATACGAGCGCAGAATGAATCACGCCTCGGACCGCCTTGCGGCTGCGGAGCCTTTAGATTCGACCCCGTCTCACGATTGTACTTTTCCCGGCCCTTCGCCGTAAGCCCAGCGCCTTGACTTGCAGGCAGTTTTTCACCGCGACCAATAGCCAGACTAGGACCACCATCCTTCATCTTCTTGTCTGCAGAGACAAACTCTTTGCCCACCGTTTGCGGGATACCAACCTTCTTCGCAAACTTAGGGTTGTGAGCCACCGCTTCCATCAGATTGTGCTGAGAAGGTGATTTGCTTGGCATGATTAGTCAGGGTTCTTGATGATAACAATGCTGAAGTTTGCCGTTACATTGGATGATGTTGTGGCGCTTGCCCGGACTTCGATGTCTGTTTTTTCCGTAAAACCTACCGGGTAATTCAACGGGATGGCAAAAGAA